GCTTGCAATTCCGTAGTAGTTAAGCCATCCTCTTGCATATACTTTGATTTTCTCAAGGCTTGGCTTGATTGACTGACATCGCTTACGGGATTTGTTGATTTATATCAATTACATTTGTTATAAAGTGTTTAAGAATTAAAAAAAGCGCTGATAATCAACGTATTACTTGCATATCTCGTTTTTTTTTTGTATCTTTGCAAACGATAAGAATAAGGATAGCATGGTTATGCGTTTTCGCATAGATTGATATCCGTTAAGGTATCTAACGGAACTGAGGTGAGCAGCCTATCTTTTTCTCACAAGTTGCCACCGCGAAATCACTGATGTTGTAGTTCAGCTTTTCAGGTTCCATAAAACAAAAAATATGAAGAGAATAACAATGGTATTAGTCAGCATCTTGATGCTGATGATGAAGGTAAGTACAGCGTCGGCTGATACGAATGTAAATGTATCCTCTACTGATGATTTCGATTGGACTCCAGTGATGGAAGCGATTATCCAGGTAGAGAGTGAGGGTAACCCCAAAGCAAAGAGTGGAAGTTCTGTTGGTGTTATGCAGATTACCCCTATCTTAGTGGCAGAGTGTAATGACATCCTGAAGAGACGCAAGAGCAAGAAGCGTTTCACTTTGGCTGATAGATTCAGCATAGCGAAGTCTAAGGAGATGTTTCTCCTGATTCAGTCTGTCCACAATCCTCTTAATAGCATCGAGAAGGCTATTCGTGCCTGGAATGGTGGAAATCACTACAGTGTGAAGAGAACACAGCGCTATTTCGAGAAAGTCATGAATCTTTTGAAAAAGTAATTGATTTTTGATATGTCCGATCTATCCTGAAAAGGATGGGTCGGATTTTTGTTTTAGCCCATCGTCTTCTGCGCTTTGAGTTCCGGCCTTTTTTTCTTTCTCTTGGGTTTGTTTTACTCTTGTTGTTTTTGCTCTTTTTTTCTCTTTTATCGTAAATTCTCTATTTTAGTCCTCTTTTGGGGTATATTTTTACCTTAAATGTTAAAACATAGTTAAAAAGATGACTTTTTGCTAGAAATATTTGGTAGTTATCGAAAAAAGTAGTACCTTTGCACTCGCAATTCAGAAATGAGTTGATAATATCGCGGTGTGGAGCAGTTGGTAGCTCGCCAGGCTCATAACCTGGAGGTCGCATGTTCGAGTCCTGCCGCCGCAACTAATATCGGGTAAGAAGTTGGTCAACAACATCTTATCCGATTTTCCGTTTTTAACTAGGACGGAATTGACATTTCAGAAGTATAATATCATTGGCCAGTAAAACGGACAATGAAAAAAAATGAATGCATCAGAAATTGATTTTCTCAGCTCGCGTGAAATGTTAGGATTCACGCTTCCGGTTATGCATACCAAGGGCAACAACTGGTATGTAGATTTTTATGCCCACGACCCTGTTTCTGGCGCCATGAAGCGCAAGAAGTATATGCTCAACAAGTATAAGACAGACCAGAAAAAGCGCATGATGGGCAGTCTCCTTATCCATAATATTACCGCAAAACTGACGGCTGGATGGAACCCTTGGGTGAATGTTGACAAGTCACGCCAATTCACGGAAATACCAATTATCTTTAGTAGATATCGTGATTATATTAAGGCGATGACTGATAAAAAGTCGATGAAGGAAAAGACCTCTATCGATTACCTCAGCCGCCTTAAAATGCTTGAGACGTTTATCCAGGAGTGCAAGAGCATCAAATACGCCTACCAGATAGACAGAGCTTTCGCCATCGACTTTCTGGATCATCTGATGTACGACCGTGATGTATCTGCCACAACCAGGAATAACTACCGCTCATGGTTCGTCTCGTTCGGAACCTGGCTGATGGATAGAAAATATATCTCAGAGAATCCTGCCATCGATATTCGCAACATTGCGCAGACGGAGAAGTTCAGAGATCCACTGACCGATGGGGCACTGAAGAGGTTGAAGGAATATCTGTATGATACCAACAAACACTTTCTACTGGCCTGTCTCTTCGAGTACTATACCTTTATCCGTCCGAATGAGTTGACTCAGATAAAGATTGGTGATGTATCCATCAAGGACCAGACGGTATTTATCAGTTCTGCCATCAGCAAAAACCGAAAGGATGGACTGGTGGCATTGAATGACGAAATACTGAAGCTGATGATAGAACTGAAGATATTCGAGCACCCTAGCCACTGCTACATCTTTGGGAAGAGCCTAAAACCAGGTGAGACTCGTGCTGCCTACAATCAGATAAGGGTAGAGTGGGGCAAGATGCGAACCGCCTTGAATTTTCCGAAAGAGTACCAGTTCTACAGCTTGAAGGATACCGGTATCAGAGATCTGGCCAATGCTCAGGGAATCGTTGTGGCCAAAGACCAGGCTAGACATTCTGATATATCGGTGACCAACCGATATATCAAGAATCAGATGAAAGTAAACGAGGAGACTAAGCACTTTAAAGGTGGGCTTTAGTCTCCTCGGAGATTACGACATCATGTAGAAATATCCTACATAGATTTTATCTATCTGGTCATCCTTGACATCCATCTCTATTTTTTCGCATACAAATTTCTTGTTATGGATGATGTATGTTCTGGACGGATCGGGGATGACATCGCTTTTAAACTTTACCTGAAGACTGTTCTTATTGTCTATTTTGAGTCCGTTATCATGCAAGGCTCCCAAGACAGTTGCACCTATTCCGCTCTTCATACAGAGCGACAGCGAGAAATAGGTATCTTCAAAATGAGCGATGCCGAGTCTGAACCCCGAATTGATACGGTAGTCTGTCAAGAACTGTGGCCATCTGGACTTTTCTCCTACCCAAGACAGCTTCGTTGTTGAACCGTCTGTAGATTGCACTCTACCAGGAAGTATGAAGAAAATGTTCATGCATTCCTGCTCATCCTCTGAGTTATCGAGCGTGGATTCATCGTCGATCGCATCCTGTACAGATGTATAGCTATAGCCATCTTCGTCGATATCACACTCCTTGGAATCTGATTCCTTATCATTGGGAATAGACAGAAGACATCGCCTCTCGTAGTAATTGTCTTCTAGTAATCCCGACTTGAAATTAATATTTTCCACTACTTGTGCAGCAGGTGAGATGTTCAGACCAACATAATCTTCAGACGAACTGTCTCTGATTAGCGGAGACCAGATGCCAACAGGCTTCCAGCTTTTGTTCCCGTTTTTATCTTCCATGTATATGTAGTAGTCGCCGAAATTCTCGATGATCGTCTGACGTTTCTTTCTTTCAGACCATGACAACGTGGTAGAAGCAAACTGTCTATTTGAACCCATCAACTCTTTGCTATGAACAGTCTCAAAACTATCGAAAACCTTTTTCGAGATAACTTCGTAGCTGTCTCTATTGGCAGAATCTCCAAGATTATATTCCAGGTTTGCTGTAGAGGACGTGGAGAAGGATCCATCTTCATCATAGTCCGTAGTGTATTCGTCCAAAGGTTCAATCTCTACGGAGTCCGCAGTTGACAGTTCTGAAGCGTTGATAACAGAACAGGTCTTCCTGATATCGTCAAAAACGATAGTGGCATTGAAGAGTTTCCGGAATTCTTCGATAAAGGTATAGCTGGACCAATGAGGAAGCGCCTTGCGAAGTTCACGGGTCTTGTAAGCTGAAGCGATGTATAAGAGGTTCCATGGCTTGACGTCGAAGTCGTTGCGCTTGAGAGTGTACCCTTCATATTCTATCACTTTGCGGAAGATATACATCAGGTTGGGCTGAACAGCCAGGTTTGTGATAAATGGCGCGTTGTAGCCGATGAACTGCTTAGTTCTATCCACTCCAACGAAATTGGCGATAAGGTCGTTCGTTTCGTCTCTTACTGGCATGAAGCACCATTTACTCAGCACACCCAGAAACTTCGATTTGTCTTCATCCAACCTGTATATTTCACTAATTCTATCCTTGAACTTCTGAGACCAACCCTTATCAACATCATACCCCGGCTTATCTGCTGTGCCGAACGGAATCTCATCGATATAATGCTTAGTCATCCTGTCATTGTATTTGATGCGGGATTTCCCGCCCACTATCTGAAGCTTTATCTCCGACTCCGTTACACTGATGACGGTTCCCACTCCCGATAGAATCAAGCGACCGCTCACGTATAGCTTACAGTCGTCAAACTTCTGGGTGACCTTGGATACGTCGAATCGGCTTACGTTATGGAAGACTCTTCGGTTATTCATAATCGACATCGGGAAGTTGATGTCGTAGGAATATTCGCCGTCATCGGTAACGTACTGGTTGCCGTATGTAATCTTGATAGATTGGCTGGCAGCCGGGAAGGCTGCCATGCCATTGATAATGCATGTAATCATAAACTTATTTGTTAGATTTCATCTTTTGAAATTGGCTCCATTTGCGGTCGAAGCCATCGGGACCCGTAAATACCATGTACGACTTGATGCCGAGGTTGAGCTGTTCGTTGAGTCTGTTGATGGTAGAACTTACGTTATCGAGAGACGCACCCATCTGCCCGTTGTCGTTATTGACATTCACAACTGGGGCCACAATGGCAGCGCCTCCTGTTCCCATGGCGCGGCTTACGTCTTGGGCTGTGAGCGATGCCACGGTATTATTGCGCTGTGCCGCATCGATGAGCTGAAGAGCAGGAAGAAGCTGAGGATTATTCACGGCATTGTGATTTGCCACAAACTCGCCTGCATGGACCACGCCAACCTCCTTCTTATAATGACCAGGACCCGTAAAACCGCCCTCGTAATATCCGGCAGCCTCTGCCTGATGCTGTTTTTTAATAGTCGCTATCTGGAGCATACCGGCAGCAGTGGCGAGTCCGGCGGCTATAGGGGCGATGATATAACCCACGGCAGGGATAGCTGCTGCTGAAGAGTAGGCGTTGATTGCCGACATGGCGGTGGAAGCGACAGCCTGTGCAATCTCTATCTTCATCGCCTTTTTGTTAGCTTTGGTCTTTGCCGCAGAAATCTCCTTGTCTCGTTTCGCCTCCAGTCGCTTCTTCTTGGCAGAATTATTGCCGGCAGCGGAAATCTGCTTATCATAGTTCGCCTGAATCTTGGCTACCTCCAGGTCGGAGCATGCCTGCGAGTAGGCTGAAGCTGCTCCCATCATGCTGCTGATACTGCTGAAGGCTGCACCTGCTGTGGCTGCAATTTCCTGATAGGTTTCCTGGTTCATCTGCTTCTTGGCATCCTGATACGCCTGTTCGCTGATTTTATCCTCCTCGCGAAGCTTCTGAAGATTGTCATTAACCATCTTCTGCTGCTGGATGGCAGCAATGGCGCCTCCGGCAATGGTGGCGAGATTATCAGATCCGAGCGAACCGCTACGGTCATCGCTCTGCCTTGTCATCTTCTTGGCGGTATCGAGAGCGGTGTTTGCATCTGTTCTCGCCTGGTCCTTAGCGTCCGGCTTGTAGGATGCATATTTATTGGCGATGCCCATCTTCATGCGCTGATATTCCTCCTCGCTTACCAATTTAGCCTTATGAACCTCGTCCAGTCCTGCAAGCTCCAGCTGCATCTGCTGCTCGTTGCTGAGGGTAAGATACTCCTGCTTGAGCTGCATCAGTACATCATCATGCTGCTTCTGACGATCATACTGATGCTGCTGCTCGCTTCGCTCAATCTCTCGGGCTATCTGCCAGTACTCGTCAGAGGTCTTCAAATAGAGAGCCTGCTTTTCCTTGAGGAATGTCTGGTCGAGCTGGAAGAGGGCTTCATTGGTTGCACTCTCGTTATGGTAGAGGTCAGAGTCCTTGTTGTAATATTCGGCGGAGATGGCCCGTTCTGCCACTTGCTGGTCGTACTCCAGTTCCTGAAGGTCTTGCGTCTGCTTGCGCTCATAATCGGCAGAGATCTTTTCCTTCTGGGCATTCAGACGTTTATACTCCTCGCTCTCAGCTTCACCGTATTTGCGAAGGATGTCCATACGCTGCTGAAGCCCTTGCTCCTTAATCTTCGCCATGCGGTCGTTGTATTCTGCCAGGCGAATCTGACCGGTAGAGTAGAGAGTGGTAGCTTCCAACTGCTGAGCCTCGGTGCTTTTCTTGGCATCATCCAGCTCTTTTTTGAGGGCAGCCTTGCGCTTGGTTTCTGTTTTGCGGGCGGCAGCTTCACGCTTCTTTCTTTCCTTCTCTTCTGCTTTTCGCTCCTTCTCTGTTGTGTAATGACCGGTGGAACCCGTTGTTTCGTTCGTGCCTGCATTCGTACCCTGGAGACTCTTCTTCTCTTTCTTTTTATACAGTTTCTGGAGGTCTGCATTCTTTCTGAGTTCTGTATTGTAATAGGACTCTTCGGCATTGAGTTGCTGTTGCAGACTCAGATTTTCCTTGAGTCTCTGTGTATGAATCTCCTTCTGCTTCTCATTACTCTTTAATGCATCATTTTGTTCAATGAGCTGTCCTGTAAATGCATCTGCCACAGCTTCGCTTTCATATCGTTTAGGGTGTGACTTGCGCTCGGCATCGACCGCTTTAAGAGAGTAGCGTATTCTATTTTCTTTACGCTTTAGCTCCAGTTTCTTTTTATTGATTTCAACCTTGCGCTCATATATAGCTTCTGCCATCGCCGCGTTCTCCAGTTCTTTGATATAGTTCTGGATTGCAATCTGGTTGTCATTATACAGCTTTCCTTCCTTGGATATAGAAGCGTGATACTCCGGAACCAGTTTCTGCATGGCTGCGATAGCTTGTCTGCGCTCATCTACGGTGTAGGCGTTGGAATGGATAACTTTATTAAGCATATCCACTTTGTTGCGTTCATCAAGAGTTGCATCAGATACCTTCTTGGCGAGACTTGCCTGTGCTTCCGCAACCGCCCTGTTATTCTTTGCTTCCTGTGTACTGTTACGCATAGCTTCATTGTACGAAGTAAAAGCTTTGACTGCTCCATAAACCGCAACTCCTACCACCGTAAGAACGGTGGCGAGTGCTGCCCATGGATTAGTAAGACTGGCTAAGCGGGCCGCCCTCATTACAACGATATAGCCTTGTACGCCCTTTGTTAAATACGCCCATGTAGCCTGTAGGGCTACCATAGCAGCACGTAGAAGGGTAGTTGTAGCTATATATGCTTTATCTACGGCAGCAGCGTATGTGGTGGCAGCCGCTTTTAGCTTGATGGCGATAGTTTCCTTATACCATAAAGCAGTGCAAACGGCGATAGCGGAACCTATAACAGCGAGCTGTTTAGCATGGGTAACCGTAAAAGTTATCAATGTTGATAACACACGTACGCCAACGCTCAGAGTGGAGATGGCGTACTTGGTTGCAGGAATGAGCTGTTCGCCCAGTTCTACCGTGATATCTTCAAAACGTTGCTTCGCCTTATCGAGCTGAGCCTGCACCGTATTGTTCTGAACATTGAACTCGTTGATAACACTCGTACCTGAAGCGTACGACTGAGCAGCGAGATCCTGGGCAGTTCTTACCTGGTCTAAGTGCGAAGCTACCGCAGAGAGAACACCAACGGCACGAGTGCCATCCAGCTGCATCTCCTCGAACATAGGAGCCATCTCTGCGAACCCACCTCTAGCTTTCATGGCTCCCAGGAACTGCATCATTCCTTCGTTGGCGTTCGTCTTCATCAGATTGGTGAATTTCTGAACCTCGATACCTGCTATCTTGGCAAATTTGGCCGGCTCCTGAAACATCTTGGTGATGAGCTGAGAGAAGACGGTAGATGAGGTCGCCTCTTCCTGCATGTTCTGGTCGAGGGCAGAAGCGAGACCCATCAGTTGTGCCTGAGTCATGCCAGCCTGGATGCCTACACCGGAAAGGTCAGCGGTGAAATCAACGATATATCCGGCATTGGCAGAGGAGTTCTGGGCGAGTTCATTGATAGCGGAACCAGTGGCAAGCATGGCTCCACGGAGTCCTTTGGTCTTATCTTCCCCGAACATCTGAGCGAGTTTGCCAATCTTATCTACCGCTCCTTCTCCCAAGTCATCGCCGAGCGCAACGTTAATCTTGTCGGCTCCATCAACAAATTCTTCAATCATATCCTTGCTGGTAATGCCCAGGCGACCAGCAGAACCTGCCAGTTCATTGAGCTGTTCGCGGGCTGTACGGGTGTCCATGCGCTTGAAGTCTTCGTTCATCCGGCGAACCTCTCCATCGGTCTGTCCTGTATATTTGCGGACGTTGGCCATAGATTCCTCCATGTCGGCGTAGGCTTGGGCTGAAGTTTTCAATGTTACTGTGAGAGCTGTAAGACTTCCCAGAACCTGGGTGAGTGCTCCCCAGTTTTTATTGAGACCATTCCAGAGTCTAGAAAAGAAGCCGGATGTAGCCTTGCCTTCATTGTTAATGCGCTGCATCTCTGTTCTCACTTGTTGCAGTTGTCCCTGAAGCTTTTTCCATTCCTCGGAATTTCGCTCAATAGCGCCACTTTTAAGCTCTCGGTTGAGTGCTTTGGCTACTGTCTGCAAGTCCTTATATGATGCAGAAGAAAGGTTTTTGAGTATTTGATTTACCTTCTGCTGGGTAGTCATGTACGCATTAGCTTCAGCATTCAGCCTCTTGATTTGTCTTTCAAGGGCTGTTGTTGATTCACCTTTAGCGTAGGCTTCTTCCTTTGCCTTTTTGACGTCTTCCAGCTTTTTTTGCAGTTCTTTGAGTTTATCCTTGGCCTCCTTGGTATCAAGAATAACTCTGCTGATGTGGGTATCTGTATTTGTTGCCATAATTGAATATTTTTATATTTACGGCAAAGATAACAAGGGCGGGAAAATAATAAAAATACGAGACCGTATTGATTACGACCTCGTATTTACTTGATGATTCCTCGTTCTTTATTGTAGAACTTGTAGGCGATGTTATTGGCATCCCATATTAAGTATTTTTTATTTCTGTTACTGATAGTCTGCTTGTCTCCCGTAACAGTATTCTCTATTGTCACAAAGAAAAGATAGCCCTTTTTAGCAATATCGCTGATCATGTTGTTCGGCGATGCTTGCCTAATTGGCTCATTGTATTTCTCATCATAGGTGTCGAATAGAGGTTCTGATGCTTTGGAAGGAGGACACGAACTATTGCCAAGCTTTCCGAAAGCATGGAAAATGACGAATGTGGCATAAGTCAAAACTGCTGAGAATATCAATGTACCTACCATAATTCTAAAGTTTATTATAATCTTTGTTGCAAATATAATAATAATCTTTGAAATACGCAAGTTTTTAATGTTAAATCTTTGCTTTAACCCCTATTATTTAACTACTTCCACGTATCTCGAATAGTTTATCCTGGAATGCGGGTTGAAGTTGACGATTTGAACCTGGTAGCCTTTCGTCCCCCAGCGCCACCATAGAAACTTATGCTTGTAGGTTCTACTCACGATGGTGGTGAGACTATCTCTTGAGATATATTGGCACAACCTGGCAGGGATGTCGATATGTAGGGATAGCCATTTATCCTGATACGAAAAGACGGAATCTGCTGTATTGGGTACGGGTTCTATTCTTACTGTATCCGCCGTAGAGGATGATGCGGTATGGATAGATTTCACGTCCTTGAGCTTTACCTTGAGTTCCCTGATCAGTTTAGTATCTGCCAGATGTAGCCGCTTCAGTTCGTCACATTTCGCCTGAAGGGCTGTGTTCTTGGCCACAGAAAGAGAATCATCCAGGTTCCCGTATTGAATATCATAGGTAAGACTCCCCACGTTTTCTGTCTGTCTGTTGAGGTCTGCCTGCAATTTTCCGTTCTGGTATGCAGAACGTATGAAGGCAACCATGGTCACAATGAGCATGGCTGCCAGGATTTGTATGGTAGTTTTTGGATTCTTCATCATGATGCGATATCTTTATATTCCTCGATAGCGTTGAAACAAGGGCACATCTTCTTCCATTTCGATTTATCCGTGCCCCAAATATCGCGATGCCCCATAATCTTTGCCTCAGGGAACATCTGCTTGAGCTTGTGGAGCAGGAGAGTGAGAGCGTCCTTCTGCTCTGGTGTGCGGTTATCCACAGGTTTACCGTCTTTATCAATGCCACCCATATAAGCCACATTGATGGCGGTCGAATTGTAGCCTTGCACTCCATTGCTTACTTCTTCGATAGCGAGAAGCTGATGAGTACCTCCATTAGGTGTGACTACATAGTGATAACCGGGATTGCTCCATCCCTTACGGCGAAACTCAGCCTTGAGGTCGTCGATGGCCTGCTGCTGCGAACCTGCTGTGCAGTGGACGAAAATACGTTTAATCTGTCTCATTTTTATTGTGATTTAAAAATTTGTCTTTAAAGTTTGCGAATTTCGCATCGATGGCGATAGCTACGCCGAAGATGGATCCAGCATACATGAGCGACTGTGCGAAGTACCAGAGCACGTTGTCTGTCACGTCACGAGATTGCGACGTGAAGTAACTGATATAAACCAGTATGATGGCGAGAAGGAGCACAGCTACCGCTGATCCGTACTGAATCCATTCTTTTGTATTCTTCTGCATAATTGTATTCTTTTTATATTCTTGTGCAAAGATATAATTTATGTACTGTCTATAAAAATACGGTAAAAGAGTATAGTGTAACGCCGGTTCTGGCGTTATGGCGACTCTTCTATTTCCATGTTGATTCTTCCGTTTTTCATATAGATTTCTATTTCTACTCCCTTGTCAAGAAGCAAGCTTATCTCCTTCTCTGTAGGAAGTTTCTTCAGTATTCTTCTCTTCATTTCTCTTATTCATTATGCTTTTGGCGATATTCATGTATATCGCCTTTTCCGTGTATTTGTATTTCAGTTTCACTACCTCGAAGTGACCTTCTATATAACAGTATTCGTAGAACTTCGGCGGTAGCTTCGCCATGATTCTCCTCTTGGTCGCATATTCGTTATAATGCGTCATGATACCCAGATAGGAGTTGACTGAAGCAATCTCTTTCCTGATATCATCTATCATGCCTAATTCGGCAGCTTTACCTAGTCTTCCTACCGCCATCGCAAAACTATTGACTGTATGGTTGGCTACATAGATTCTGCCAGGCTTAATGATTGCTCCGGTAAACTTGATACCCTTGGAGTAATGCTGTATGTATGTTTTCTTCTCGTTCAGCCTCAATCCAAGCTTGGCAAGCTCTTCTCTCAACATAGGGATGATGGCCAGCAGCTTCGCTTTATCCTTGCTTACGAAAGAAATGTCATCCACGTATCTGTCATGTCTTACGCATACCGCATCAATCTTCCAGTCAATCACATTCAGCAGAAAGTTGGCAAATAACTGAGCAAAGAGATTGCCGATGGCGATTCCTCTATCATCGCCGTTGGTAAACAGCGATTTCTCCTTCGGGATAAAGTTCCACATCCACAGGGGGCTTCTTCTTTCGCAGTAAAGCTCAGGTCGGTGCATGATGACGAGATTACATAACCACCTGAGATCTTCCTTGTCATCTCCTTCGTAGTACTCAACGGCAAAGTCATCTATCATCTTTGCCAGCTCTGACTTGATGATGCTCATAAAGAATCCTTTCAGATCGACCTTCATCACGTAGGCATCCTGGGTGTAGTTCTCGCTCTCTTCACGGATATCCTCGGCAAGCTGAGTCACGCCAGCTAATTGCCCCTTACCTTTTCGGCAGTTATACGTTCTGTCGCAGAAAACCTGCTCAAAAAGCGGCTCCAGCCTCAATGCGATATAATGATGGATGATTCTGTCTCTGAACTGACCTGCAAATACTTCTCTATAGCGAGGATAGCGGACGACAAAGCAGATAGACTTTCCGATTCTATATTGACGTGAGTTAACTTCGTTTGTCAGTTCGACTAAGTTGCGAACATAATTCAGCTCGAACTCCGTAGCGCCGACTGTGCTCCGCTTCCGTTTGCGGCAGTCTAGATATGCTTCTAGCATCGTTTCGAAATCTATCATTTCTATCTTTTCATTTTTTTTATAACCTTTCGGAATGCGTCTTCTTGATTAGTGCTGAAACCGGACGAACCCTGTTCTGATTGAACTTATAGTTGTTGTTCACGTTGCCGTCGCTCAGATTCAAGTTCCAAGCGTTATCAGCCGAGTTCTGGGTTGACGCCACATGTCTTGTTCTTTACCATAAATGATGGTTGTGGCCCATTTATTTCGGAAGACTGTTCTCCTAGTTTGGCGTACCTCCCTAGCTCTGACTACGTTCACCCTCCGCCCTTTCAAGGGCTGCGACGAGCGAACCCTTCCATGCTGTACTCTGCCGCCCTATGCTATCCATCAACAGGAGCAAGTTTGCCAACTTGCTCCTGCCTTTTATCCACTGATGTTCTCCGGCTATCTCGATCAAGGTATTTAATAATTCCAGGTTGGATTGCAGCTCAGTCATTTCAGCGATTCGCGCCTTCAGATTTCTTCCTATATAGACCCTTGCTATAATATGCAGAGATTCAATTGCGGTACGCTCGATTCTGTCACCAACAACATATCTCTGCTCTTTCGGGAAATCCTTGATTACATAAATCACCTCGTTCAGAAACTTCTTAGTCTCTCTATAAATTCTCGTCTCACTAGCAATCTTTGCCATTATAAATACCTTTTTCTCAAATAACTTGTTACCCCACGCCTTTAAGGGCGTGGGAGAATTAAAGAACTAACTACTAACTACTGTAAAAATGCTGAAACCGGACGAACCCTGTACTGACGGAACTTATAGCTGATGCCCACGTCGCCGTCGCTCAGACCCAAGGACCAAGCGACATCAGCCGAGCCCTGGGTGCTAGACCAGTACCATGTCTTCTGCAACTGTGTTGCGCCGTTAATCTTTGACAGGGCATAGTTAATCTTATCGAAGTTAGCCCAAATCATAGCCAGCTCACCGAGAGATGGCAACCACCACTTGCCTGCCAGCAAACCTTTACCGTTTGCGTTTGCACGAGAATACTTGTTGCAGAATCCAGGAGCATACGCCTCCGTGTTGGTGATGTTGGTTGTCGAACTTGCCTTGATGATAGCGCCAGTATTGGTCTTGCCGGTGAAATCCGCAAACGCAGTCAATCTATCACCTGTCGTGGTTACGCCACTGATATTCACGCCATCACCCTTGCTTGAAACGTTTCCGTCCGAACCTGCCACCTTGGTTGGCTTAGAACTCCATGGAAGTCCTGCGCTTGCCTCGGTAGGAGCAATAACAATATGCTTACCACCCTCTACGAGTAACACACCGTCGGCAATCTGGCCGCCCGACTGGAGTGATGGCCATTCGTTTACTCTAACCGCTAAAGGCCAGCCGTCGCTGTTACGATGATACATGACGAATACGCCGTCGTACATCTGCAATGAATTCGCCTTGACAACTTCAATCATTGTGTTCTTACTGGCGTTAGTGATAGCCTGACCGTTAGAAGCAAGCCACTCGCTCATTTTCTTTGTCTGAATTCCCATAATTATTACTTTTAAAAAATTACTACTCAAAATTACTTTTTCTCATCTCCGTTTCCGATGATTGCGATAACCGCATCAATTACACATGGAGCACAGTTCTGTACCACCAGCTTGCGGATGATTTCCGTCTCTCTCTCGTTATACTCCGTCTCGGCGTTGCCGTTCCACATCTTGGTTGCAAGGGCAGTACCCTCGAGACCCAAGCCGTTTCCGCGGTTATACACAAGGTTCGCGATGTCCTTGCGGAGATTCGCTACTTGACAAGATGACTTGTCGATTGAGGTATAAACCTCTACGTTGTCTAGATTGTATTTCATATTTACCTATTTATCTGTTTATATACCTAACCAGCCACTCTGTTCCGTTAAACCAGAAGTAACTTACCTGTCCTCTGGTTCCCGAGAACCAGGTTTTTGAATCCTTGTTGGCATTGAGGTCGTGAATATTGCAGGTTGACGTAAAAATCACCTTTCCGTCTCCACGCTGAATCACGACAAGATGTTGCCCCCATATACCTTCTGTATCTGGCAAGGTGAGGGTTATATCTTTTGCGTTATAGCACTCGATATTGTAGTTGTAGCAGGAGAGTGTCTTACTCTTATCGATACGTACGAACGACGGCCTTAAACCGGCAACGTCTCCATTCTGTATAAGTATCGCATGATTGCCCTTTTCGGCATCAGTCATATCGATATCACCTGCTCCGGTTGCCCAAAGGCTCACCAATTCCAGCGCAGCGCAATAACTGCCTTTGTCTTTTTCAGAGTTAGCTGTAACATGGAAGTATCCTCCAACGTTGATATCGTTCGTGTCACTAGAGAAAGAACTGACCTCCACGCCATGACGATTCTGGTATCCGAGATTAATGCTATATCCGGCGTTATGAAAGAAAGCTCCCCAGTTTCCGAAATGTATGAAGTTGTTCGTGAGATACATGTTGCGCCCATCCTTGGAACCAAGGGCATCCTCGTTAATCTTGAATCCGCCTATACTTCCACCTTTCGCCATGATGGTTCCCGAAATCTCAGCATCTGTAGCCTTCAGATATCCTTTATTCGTCACCGAGAACGGAGCTTCTTTGCCAGTCTCCGCACCAAGCCATAGTGCGTAAGCGGAATCATCGCCATTTCCGTTAGGAACCCTGAACGAGCCGAAAATCTTGCCATTCTCATTCGAACCATACAGGTTGATTTCGTTAGACCCGAAGAGATTGATCTTGGCATTCTCCGCGAGGAGGAAATCGGTAGCAATGAAAGTCATATTCATGTCAGCAGCAGACCAGTACTTGCCGAATTCGGACGATCCAGGAGTATTCCTAGTATCCGTCGTGCCGGTTGACTCGTATTTACTGATGCATCGATACCAAATCTTGTCTATCAGTACAACATCGATGAATTTCTCGTCATTTCCGCCAGCCATATACTCGTATGGCTCCGTCTCTGATGAATCAACGAAACCCTTGTGCTGTCTCCAGATTGCGCCTGCGCTACCACGCTCGCCGTCTATAGGCTGGCGAATAACGGTAAATACCGCACTTGCCAAGATGTTCAAATTCATGTGCTCAGTAGGGATTCCTTGAGTAGCTTTAAGCTCCTCAACGTAATCATAGTCCTTATCATTTCCGTTGCTGACATATACAGGAGCATCATACCAGAAGAACTTCATTAAGCTTACTGCTTCTTCTTCTGTATTCATCATCAGGCAGTCGTATATGTTACCCGAACCATCACCCAAACTATATTCAGCCGTTTTCCCGTCATAGCCAACATATATGATAATATAGTTATCGGTTTCAAACACCTTACCTAACTCTTCCGATTTGTCGCCCGTATGTTTGACGAAATGGAAGCACCCTAAATCCTTCGAAAGGAACTTTCCAGTTTTGCCGTCTGCCGTAACGGAATTTGTATCAAGGCGAATTTCGTAAGACACGGTAGGCTTACCCTCCACCTTCACCCATTTGTACGAATCGGGAGTACTTGGATCTTTAGCACTAGTAGTATAACATACGCCCATGTACGGGTAGCCAATACCAGCTGGATCCGTTGTACTGAAACCGGTAGCTGTAATCTTTCCGCTTGCATCCTTAGTGATATTTTCCGCCCAAGCTATATGATAATAGTATTGTGTAGCATTTTCGCCAGGCTCTCCCTTGATACTGCCGCAGTTAACGAAACCATACTTCATGTTGCCTGTGTTCCCGCCTTCCTGTTCGTTCACATACACCCAGAGCTCGCCTGCTATCAGGTAGCAGTCACCCAGTGTTGCGCCCGATGTAGGTAGTCGACCGGAATTTTCCAGACTTCCCTTAATGTTGATAGATGTGCCGTTAGCTCCATCCTTTCCGTTCATGCGTACGTACGATGGAGTACCTGGTTTACCTTTACTGTCGTAGTAGGTAACCCGATACCAGAGGAACGGCTTTGCCGCGGTAGTCTTCAGCGGAGCGTCTTGCCAGTCTGTACTCTTGATGTCGCTAGGCTGAGTATTAACGTCCGTAGTAGTCTCCCTTGCACTGATAGCGAAATCATATTTGGTATAACTGCCATTTACGCCATCGGCTCCCTTTTCTCCAACAATGCGCATCACGTTCCATGTTCCGTCGCCGGTCTTCACACGCATATAGATGCATCCGTCGCTAAAACTTTTTTCCCACGATACTTTGTCACGGGAATATTCGCAGGTGACCGAAGCACCATCCTTGCCGTTTGTTCCGTCATGATTGATGGTGATGCTTGTCATGGCGAGCGGGTCGCCAACCGGTTTTCCGATTGCCATATTAAAAGCATAAACGCACGCATCTATCACGCTTGCCGACTTACCTACATAAACATAGAAAAAGCCATTATTAAAGATAGACTTCGCAACTTTAGAGCCTTCAGCGGTGTAGTACAGCACGGTTCCCTTGCATAGTTCTCGCTTAGAACCTACCACCTTATACACATAGCATTTGACAACTGCGTAAGATTTATCCTGCTCCCATAGTACAGTGCCGCTGGCCCAGTTGCCGTTCGCATCAACAGACAAGGCACTGGTAGAGGGTACGATCTCGTAAGAGACCGCATCCTCGCCGTTTTTACCATTACGGATATATTTTACCGTTCCTGTATATGATGCTACTTCCATATTTTATGCAAGTTTACCTGTTATGACATAGTTTGCGCCACCGTTCTGAGACACCTCATTCTCTGTAATCGTAAACTCTGTTGCTACATTGATAGGTGTACCAACCGGGCTGTAGAATTTCATAGAGTATGTAGCTTTTCCGTCGCCGTACCTTGATACGAGAGTATCACCTCTCCACAGTTGGGGAGCCCAGGATATGCTTCCGTTAGAGCCTTCCAGAATTTCTTCCTCTGGAGGTGTTGGAACAGGAACAATTCTAAGCTCGTCAGTGTGGTCCTCAACCTTCTGTACATCCGAACCGACGCCCTCTACAGTAACCTTGTAGAGTCTTGCGTTATCTACATCGCCTACCACTACCTCGATTGACTTGCTGGTCTTTGCAGGCTCAAATGGCTGGAACTCTCCATTCTCGTCAGTTGCCTCCCATTTATATGAAGGACTTGAGATTTCTCCGCCGCCGGTATTGTCAATATTGGCGGTCAGTACAACCCTCTGATGATCTTTATCCAGGATACCTCCGTTTGTTACCGAGATACGGACGTTCATACCATTAGAGGTGTTCTCCGAAATAGGGATTGTGTAAGAGTTGGTAATCTTCGTAGAACCACGGCCGTTAGCGACTGTTGCCGTACACTCTACAGATACTGGGGCTGAACCGAACGGAACAACGAGGTTCTTGACGATTTTCAATCCAGCTCTCGTCTTACCTGATACAGCGTTTATTCTCTTGAAATGTCCGGTCTCTCCGTTGAATGCAGTTGTAGATAATCCTGCATTACCGAATTGCAGCTCTACGCTGTTAACAACCCACTTCGCGTTGTTCGGATAAACCTCAGCAGCTTTTCGGCTGTCTGAAATGTAAGCCTCGATAGTAGGCTGCTGCTTATCGTTCGTGAAATCAGGTGTGATTCCTGTGGCAGTATTGGTGTCACTATTGTAAGATGCGTATTTCTGCGAGATGTCGCCGAAATCGCTGACCATCTTCATGTAGTACGTTCCACCCTGCTTGGTATACTTTACTATACCGACCGCACTCGCCTTGTTGTTATCCATAAATTAACCCTCCTGTTCGTTAGTGTTTGTATCTGCGTTTAACTCGCTATCTGTCGAACTTTCCTGACCGGTTCCAGGCTGCATGTCACCGCTGTTATCTGCGCTATCCGTACTGCCGGCATCAGCATTATCCGTGTTAACTCTTGGCTTTCCGCCATAGTGCTCAGGTGTGTAGCACTCCTCGTAACCGTCAGTCGTGCCCCAATACTCACTATTAGCCTTATTCGCGTCAAGAAGAGCGCCGCCAACGTAGGCTGCACGTTCCTTCAGTGTATCGCCGGGAACCTGGTCCAGGTCGCCCATCCACAAAAGAATGTTGCCATCCTTTGTCGTATTTCTCAAAGCGAGGTTACAAAATCTCTTTGCCACCTCTGGTGTTACCTTAATATAATATACCATATAACCTTTAATTTAATTATTAAACAATTACTTCGTTACAAGATAAGCGCCGTTTTCGTCAACGAGATAATTTCCATTATCATCAACAAGAATCTTGGTAGCGCCCTTGTCTTCCGCAGTCATCTTGAGCGACATTCCGTCCACGAAAGGAATCTGCGGATTAATACCCTCAGCTGCAAGCTTGAAGTCAGAATCACTAGGAGCTTTCGTGTACCATCTGATCCGGAAAAACTCCTCGATATTTGTTACCTCCGTATTCCTGTATGCAACTGATGCCATAGGATTGATGTATTTCATGTCCTCATCATCCGTATCGCCGACCATCGAATAAGACGGCTTGTATGGCGGCATTTTTCTAAGCACGGCCAGCTCTTCCTTCGCATCAAGGTCATTGAGCGTATCAGAAGACTTAAGACCATCTACCCTGTACATTGCCCTACATACGTAATATTCAGCATCGCCAACGAGATCCTGGTTGATTGTAAGCTGATTGCCGAATACGGTAACTTCCTTTCCATCAACGGTTGCGGTTTTGGTCGAGAGAGAAACAACATCAATATCCTTATCGGCAGAGCCTGTAATTGGTTCCAGCGAATATGTATCTCCATTGATGTTGGTCTTGCGATACCAGAAGAAACGGGTGTTCTTATTGTTTGTCACCTCTGTCTTGCCGCCTGTAAGCATCGCCTCAAACGTAATATTGTTTACCTCCGTAAGTGGATTCCAGTCCACGACGGTAGGGGAGACGTGAAGAATAGGAACAGGCTTCTCCGTATCATCACAGAAGACAGACTTCTGCGCCATATATCTGATAATCTGCTTGGTGCGGTCATCAGCATACGATGCTTCAAACTCAAATCGCAAAGGCTCATTTACAGAAGAGTTCTTCTTTACAATCAGCATTCCGGCGGTAAGACCATCAGCAGAAGAACCTATTACCTGATATTCGTCGCTGGTTACGATATTCTTACCTCTTACATACTTCTTTTTCGTAGAATCGTAGGTAAGCTCATACCATGCAACGCTAGTCAGCTTATCATTAATGCACTCGCTACTTCCTTCCTTGTTCGGATTCGCAGCATTACATTTCGGGAAGAGACACAGGTGGGTCTTCGTGTAGTCCGGGCTAAAACCGCCATCACGACTATTGTACGATTGGCGGTCAGCAACACCACCGAAAGCGATAATCTCGCAACTCACGTCCAGCGGAGTGTATTTGACTCTGAATTTCCTAGTCTCTGATTCTATAACCATTACCATAATTTCTTTATTTTTAAAGTTTATAATATTGTCATTTCGTCGGAACTAACCATAGACTGGAATGATTGTCCGTCAGACTGCACAGTCTCGTTAATAAGCTCTACCTCAACCTTGAATCTGCAATTCCATCTCTCGTCAGCGCTAGTACCGAGGTCTTTCCACGTGATGCTTACGCTGAAACCGGACGATGCATGCTCGATAGCCCAGGCGTTGTCCTCCTTCGGGTTGCCGGTGTCCCTTGTCCATGTTACTCTCTTAGCCTCGATGAAATCGTTTATCTCGCGATTGTAGAGCGTTGCCTTGAATGACAGCGATGTGAATACGTCATACAAACCATCACCGTTGAGTCTTGAAATCTCGTCGCTATCGAAGTCCCACCCTTGGTCAGAAGTCATCTCTACCTTGAATTCCGGATTACCCTCAACGAACGCCCAGCCGGTGCTTGCATATTTGGGTTCAACAGTCGTTTTATCTACAAGGCATCTCCACCTGCACCCGTAGTGCCAAACGTCATGGACTTCTGTGGTGGTGCATCGGTATGGCTTATCGCCCTTGGCTACTTCAAGCGACCATTTTCCTCTGTCAACAACATCCTGCTTTACGTTACCCTGGTAGTCCGTCCTGAGGATATTCTGTACAGCCAGGTATTTGGCATAGAACGCTCCGTCACGCTTATCGGCCAGAGGGTAATCTGCAAAGATGAACGACAGGGCATCCGGAAGCTTGCCGATAGCTACTGAATAATTCGTCTTGTCAATGATAGGCTTGGTCACATGGTCGAGCCACACAAGTAATCCATCTGATGATGAGATATACCAGCAGCTCTGCCTGTCTTCATCCACAGCATTACCCCAGCGAATCAGTCGTGCTAGTTCGCAGGGAGGATAATTCGTGCCAGAAGGAACCTCGCTACCGGGATAGCAGACCACAGTAATGGTGTTTGCAACGGTGTTCACCGAAAGAACCCTCAGCCACATATCATAATGCCCCCCATTTCCTGATAGCCTATTGACCGATGCCAAAATCACATCGTTCTCCTTGAACGCCGTAAAGTCACCTTCCCATCGCTTTTGAAGCCCCAGTAAATAGGTGGTATTGCCGCCTTCAGATGTTGCAGGAATCTCGCTTACGCTCTCAATCAGTCCACTCTCCGTGAACACAAAGTTGCTTTCCATTGCCGTCTGGCGGTTCACGATAAGCTCCTTGGCGATAACAGAGCTTCGCACGGTAATCGATTCCACCTCAGCATTACCCTTGCTGTCAATCTGCGCGCCCGTGCCGCCTATCATGCCCGAGGTAAAACTACCAAACTGTGTACCTCCCTTCATCTTAGACATTGATTCAGAGATGAATCCCTTCAGGAAAGTGATAACACCGGCAGCGGCATCATCATGCTCCCTGGACAGGTAGGTTCCATTATCCTGTTTGGCGTATTCGAGCAGGGCAAGCAGGGCGCTTCCCACACGCCATGCCGTGTTGGCTCCCTTGGCACGCTCATCACGTATGCCGGTGAGCATCCTGGTCAGTTCCTGTATGGTATTTTCGTTTTGCATGATTCTATTTAAATTTTGAAGCAAAAATACAAATAAGATTCCTGAAACAAAAATACACTATATCTTGCCGAACATCTGCTTGAACAGGTCTGCCATCAATCCCTGATATTCCGTACCGTAGAAATAGCCCTCCATATCGTTGAGCTTCATGATGGAAATATAGTATTTCCGGTTGAACCATGGGCGGCGCTGCCTAGGTTCGCCCAGATGATGCTTCGCACGATATTCCTTATCCAGGAAGTAGAGGTCGCCAGGGTTGCCATGGTAATAACCGTTGCCCGTTCCCGTCTCCTGATACAGGCCGTAGAGCAGGAACTTGTGGGCGATGATTCTTGAAGATCCGCCAAACGATGTAGCCTGCACACTGTTGTAAAGGGCACCCGTATGACGGATGCGGTAGTGTATGATCTTCTCCTTCCAGATGTTCACCATCTCTTCAGCCCATCCACGCTCGTAGGCGTGGATGTCTTCCTGGGTGACGGGAGTCTTGATGTTATTCGTTCCATTCTTCATTGTTATATACCAGGTCTAGCGGCTCACTCACGTCGATGTGGAACTCTACGCCTGTAAGCCCGTTAATAAAATATGCACCTATCTCCCGATTATCCACCTGGTCGCTCAGCAGATAGGTGAAATCGCTTTCCCACTTCATCTTGTCTATGAGAATGCGACTCAGAAACTGGCGGAATATCTTGCGGCAGGTGTTGAGCTTCTCCTGACGGTCGTTCATGTCGTTGAGTCTGTAGCGCATCAGGATCCATACCGTATAGGTTACTATCTTGCGGAAACTTCCGTCTCCGTTCACCGCCACGTTGCCGTCGTTGGTATCGTCTATCACTATGAAGTTCCTGCTCTTCTGCATATTTGCCAGCATGCCCTCAAAGGCCATGGGACTGGAGCAGGTGGTGGCCAGGAAGCCCAGTTCCTGGGTAAGCTTGTTCTTCTTCGTCAGGTCTCTGAAGTAGGAGAAAGCATCGAAGCCCACCCGTACCGATGGAGTGTTGATGTCTGTCTTGATCATGATTTCTTCAGTCTTTTGTTCAGTTCTTCAGCTTCACGTGCCTTGGCATCCAGCTCGGTGAGTGCCCGCCACACGTCAGCCTTCTTGATTATCTCTTCCTTGGTGATGTCGCCACCCGTCAGCGCCCTTATCTGGGCGTTCATGGCTTCGGTGGCATCGTACTCGCCATCACCACCGGCTGGCTTGAAGAGATGAGGGAAATGCGTGGAAAAGTTGTACTTTATCCACATAAACCAGAGAAACACACCTATCACCTCGGGTGCAGAGCAGTCTATCTGCCCTGCTTCGCTGCCATCCTCCTTCAGGTAGAGGATGGCAGCCATCTCGCGGATAGGCGTATCGTCCGACTGGTCGCTCTGTAGGAAGTTCTGGTAGTAGTTGTCGCAGACGATGTAGTTGTAGAACGGTACATCGTGCAGTTCCACGTCCGCAGCCTTGAAACGGCCTATAAAGTCGAGCCTGTTGTCTGCTCCCTTGCCGTCGAAGATGAAATTGAATTCCTCGCAGAACTCCCTCACCTGCCATAGCTCAAGGAAAAACCGCAGCTTCTTGCCTTCTTCGGTCTTCACCTCGCAGAGCCAGCCGTCTTTTTTCTCGTTGAGCACCTTCACGCCCGCAAACCTGCAGAACAGGTAGGTTTTCACCTGCCATTCGTCCCAGCCCTGCGTAAGCAGGTAGAGCACGTAGCGCAGCTGGTCCTGCGTCAGTTCACTCCAGGAGTGTGGGGTATGCAGCACCAGCGTGCCGTCAGCCAGCAAAGAAGAAGGTTGTGTCGTCAGCTTTGTTTTCATAACTTTTCATGTGATTGGCCTTGTAGGCCGATGAAACCGCGTATTTCTCGAAATCACCGATGTGTTCCTCTATGAACCGAAGCAGGTTCTCGAAGAGAAGGGTGCTGCGATGCAGGTATTCGACGGTCGTTTTCTCAGTACCATTTACGGTGAGGTGTTCACCGATGAAAGCGAGCATTTTTACCTTTGCCGCACGATGAGATGGGGCAAAATGACCTTTTCGCTCCTCGGCGATGATTTCATCGATGAGGGCATCGCCCAACTGCTTGCGCAGGAATGCCTCGGTGGCATCGATGGATTTCTTGTACTTCACCAGGTCGTCATAGGTGAGCTGCCCGCTTACGCCGCACCAGCCCGAGAGGATGGCAGGCGACCATACCAGCGAGTTAATGTTCATCTCTGCCTGTTCCGTCTCGCTCCAGCCGTCAAACTTGCGCATCAGGAAGATAACCTGGTGCTTGTTATAGTCGCGCTGGTAGGTGAGTTCTGCCTTCATGGCCTCCACTCTTGCCTGCGATGCCGGAGCGATGTTCTCGTTGGATACCACGCCGAAACCGTTGTCTGTCATGATGAGGTCGTGCGAGTGCAGACGGCTCAGGAAGGTGGCACGTATCACGTAGCTGCGGATGGCGGTCATCAGTTCCGTGCCTTCCTGTGTGGCATTCTCTACGTATTCATTACCTATCACCTGTTCCACCAGCTCGCTGTATGGAATGCTGAATGATGGCTCCATGTTCCTGAAGACATCTTCGGTGGCAGCCCCCACGAAAGGAAGGAGCTGCTCAAACTGTTCAATGCTAATCTTGATCATCTGTCTTTGAATTTGGATTGTTAGACACTTTCTTGGCATCCTTATTCTCATCGAGCGTGGTGAGCATGATGAGCGGAACGTCTGGATAAACCTTCTCTTCCCAGTGGTTGAAGTAGATCACCACCCAGTGAACGGTCTCCATCAGGTCGTGGAATGCCTTCTCTATACTCTGCTTCAGCGTAAAGAGTTCACGCTTGTCGGAACCCGAATTGTTGGTCTGGCTCTTGCCGGGCGTGGCTCCCACCAGGTTAGGGTGGATGTTGTCGGCATAACACTGCATGTTGTTGCTCTCGGCAATGTCATCGCTGTAGTCGCCTCCGTCCTTCGAGGTGTCGATGCGGGTGATGCGCACCATCTTCACCTCCTTGCCGTCGGGCGTGGTGTAGTAGCCCGCTATCCAGAGCTTGCCGCTGTTCTCTATGCCCGATATGAAGGAGCGGATTTTCTCCTTCTCGGCAAGCTTGCGCTGTTTCTGCTTCTCGGGGTCGGTGATGTGCTCCTCCTTGAAGATGCCGCGCCAGTAGTCGTTGTGAATCTCTACCAGGTAGGGAATGGTGGCGTGGTTCTTCAGCTTGGCCATCTTGCCGATGGCGATGAGCCGGGAGATGTCGTACCACTTATCTCTGAAAATGGCGGAATAGTAGGGCACGGGATAGTACTGGCAGCCTGGGGTAGGGAAGCGGGTTACGATGGCAAAGACGCGCTCCTTGCAGGCCGGCTGGGTGCTCTGCCGTGATTTCACCTTGCCGTTCTGCCCGTCAAGCCCCATGCGCTTCTGGAGGTCGCCCAGCGGGTCCAGCTCGTCGAGCAGTGGCAGAACCTCTACGTTGTCGGGCGTTACGCTGTTTCTCCAGTTGGCATAGAGCACGTATTCCGAACGTCCGTTCTTGCTCTGGGTAAAGCGGCAGTAGCATGCCTCCTTGTGGCGGATGCCCACTATCTTGTCGCCCTTCTTGTTGAGGATGATGGCCGAGACGCAGAAGAAGAAGTACTTCATGTCGGTAATCTGCTCCAGGAAGAAGCGGCTCATGGAATTGTGCATTCTGAACAGGTTCACTTCCTTGTCCTTGCTCGGTAGCTTGGTCTCCACGTCGTTATACTGGAGACCCATGCCGTAGCAGGTGAGCACGTTGAAGAGTTTGTTCTGCGCCATCACGCTGCTCTCCCCTATTCGCCTGATAATCTCGTAGGGCAGCATGTTGTCTTCGCCGAACGGTATGTAGGTATAACTCTTCTTGCCTATCTCTATCTCTACGAGAGGGGTAGTTCCGTCATCATCGAAGATGCTGCCCGACTCCACGAATCCGCTGGTAGGGGAGGAGGTCTGATAGTCGAGCACGGCGCCCATGGTGGCGAAGGTGATGTCAATATCGTTGTTATTCTTTTCCATAATCTTTATAAATAAATAGGATGATCATTATATCTGAAGATGAAGATATCCCTCACCTTGCGTATCTGATGGTTCACGGGGTTGTAGAGGTTGTGGGTTCCCTGCTGCCAGGAACTGCTCTTCACCAACCAGCCCCGATACTGGATGATGGAACCGTCGCTGCCCTTCCAGCAGTCCAGGTCCACGGGTGTGCGGTCGATGCGTGAAATATCCAGCGCACGCCTCAGTTCATTGATGTGAATAGCTTTGGGTGTTGTTTCCTTTGGCATATCTGCGACAAAATTATAAGGGTGAAACTTCTAGTTGAATGTATCATCGAAGGAATCATCAAAGATTCTTCCCGATGTGGAACTTACGGTTCTGAAGATGACGTTCTGTACCCTCTGGGCATACTGGTAGGAGAAGGTGAACTCTGCCAGGTCATCATCTTCGTTGGTACGTTCGCTTTTCGAGTCGGTAAAGGTGATTTCCTTATCCTGGGCATAATCCCTGAAGAGATATACTTCATCGCTTCGCAGCAGGTCTTCGGCAAAATGGGCCATGGATGGCGGAATAATGCCGGTGTCGCCCTCGAAGGTGCGGGTCTCCCTTACGGAATAGTTGATTTTCTTACCCTCAATCACCGCCTGCTTGCGCTCGAAGGTTGGGGCAATCTTCTTCTTGCCCAGACAGTAGAAGATCTCCTGGCAGCCGAAGGAGTTCGTGAAGAGCAGCACGGGGTCTGCCACGGCCTGGGTGTGGTCTATCCTGAACTCCTGCTCTCGCTTGCCCACGCTCACGGTATAGGCAAAGAGACTGCCCTTGCTCTCATCGTAGAACCTGTCGGGCGACACATCGAAGGTGGTTACGCCCTTGTCGGTATGGGTGGGCACGTTTTCCGCTCCGAAGGTGGCGGTGTTCACGGTGTGGCTGCCATCGAAATACTGGGCTACCACGATGGGGACGGTGCTGTCTGCGCCTGCTGCATGCAGGTATTCACGATGCCCCAGACGGGTGAGCTTGTAGCCATCGAGCAGGGTGAGAAAGAAAGTGTCGAGGAACGCCTCGCAGCTCATGTTGATATCTACGGTGGCATAGTGGGCGGTAAACTTGCCCGTCCAGCTGTCCGTGTCGCTGTCGCCCGTATGCTCGGTGATTTTGATGGCGCAGTCGGCCACCACGGTCTGGCGCACGTAGTCGGCTATGAGCGTGCCCAGGTCGTGTATGGTCACCTTGCCCGATACGGGGTAGTAGTTTTCGCTGAGCACCTCTTCATCGCCACAGGTGATGGTGACGACGGCATACTCGCCGCTTATCTTGAAGGAGAAGGCGTCGAGTTCGCTGGTGAAGATGGGCGAAATGGGTTGGTTGATAACTGTAATCATATCTCTGTTTCATTAAAACAATGCAAAGATAGGATGATAGGGGAGAAAATAAAAATACCCAGCCGCCTCACGGCGACCGGGCATTGTGAAATACACTAGTATAAGTTATAATCGGCTACGCTTAGCCTAAGCTTATGAACCTTTTGAACAGGTTTATATGATTTCTAATTGAAAAAAAATGAATGTCATCATTTAGAAGGGCGCTGAATCGTCCTGCATTATCCAGGCCAGCTGCTTGCCGCTATAGCCCATCTTGTAGCCCTCGTTCAGCATGTATTCCGTGATATCGTTGACGCTTGCCGTTACCATATCCGATATGTCGGTCTGAATCTCCTTCGAGGTCTTGTATTCCACGGGAGCGTCTTTGTTCGGATCATAGGGCTGGTAATCTTCCAGGTAGGCGTGGAGGGCTACTCCCATACGCCACAGCTCTGCTTCCGTCATGCCGCACCTCCTTTCGCCTTGAGTGCGATTTTCATGGTCTCAAAGAGCTTGCTCATGCGCTTGAAGGTGTTGAGCATGAGCAGCACCTTGCCGGGACCACCGAAATCGTCCACGCTGTTGGTTACTACCTCGTCTGATACAAGCTTATCCTGTATTTCGTTGAGTTTCTCGATGAAGTTGTCGAGCTGGGCAACGTTCATCATATCTGCCAGCGCATTCCATACTTCCGCTGTCATGCGCATATTGGTTGGATTATTCTCGTTCATCGCTCATTCCTCCTTTCTTCTCTCTGGTCCAAGCTGGGTGCAGGAGTCCTTCGGTCCCTTGCGAGAGTACCCCCCCCCAGCCCGTCCGTGTAGCTACCGATACACTCGATGGTCTTGGCACGTTGCAACAACTCCATCGCATCTTTCTCGTTGGAAGCAGTGAAAGTCTTATAATGCTCAGTATCTATTCGCTTCTCTCGTACCTTGTTAATCAAGTCCAATCCCTTCTGAATCTCTCCGGTACGGATGTAACATTCAGCAGCGAGATACATGATTTGCTCCACACGGAATCCCCAACCCGTGATGTAAGCTTGCTCGCCGTATGCTTCCAAACAGCCAGGAATGCCAGTGTCAGCCTCGCCATATTCAGCATCCCAAAAATCAGAATGATCTTTCAGATAGTCTCCAGGTTCAATCAAAGATACCGTCTCTAAGCTCAACTGCTCATTCGCAGGATAAGACCAGCTGTCGAGCATTGGCGAAATATACAAAATTGTGTTGCCATCATTAGGCAGCATCTTC